AGTTGTGAATGTGAGTTGACTTGGTATGTATCGTGCCTGCAATGCATCTATACGTTCATCAGTGTATTCTGGCCCACGCTGCTTGAGTCGCTCCCTACATAGATCCCAACCAGGTAGGTAATCTGCGACTTGTATCCGCACCTGTAGTGCTTCTGCTGCTTGAATCATCATCTTAGTTGGGAAATTGCCTAGAACACGCATCAGTACTTGTCCTTTACTCTGCAACCGCTTTATTGCTTCCATCAAGACGACCAATGATGCATTCGGTGCGTTATGCGCTCTACGGTATGCCACACGCAATGCCGCGATTGGTGCTATGAGGCTGTCCAGATCAGTGATATTCGGATTGGTTCTGCATATTGTAGTCTTACCTGCTCCATTGGGTGCATAGACATATAGAAGTACCTGCTTGCCCATAGTTTGCTCCACGATGTGTAGTCCGGGCACAGATGTAGCACTCCTAGAAGCCCAACTTCTGAAAGCCCAGGCAGATATTGCCGCTCGTGGTGATAGGGCACGTCGTTCGAGGATTGATGCATATTGCGCCCAGTCCTTGCCCTTGAGTGTAGGCGCTAACACGCTGAAAGTACCAGCCATGCTCGCCAATTGGGGGTCTACACCCAACCTAGATACCAATTCATCTTCATCCCTGGGCCTAGTAGACATACCGACTTTCGACAGAAACAGTACCATTTCATGTGTTCGATATGGTTCAGCCCTGACCACAGTGTGTGGACGATAGATGCGCTTTTTCCTGATTGGCCAGACTTTAGCGACTGCCTCACGCAGTTCCTTTTGACGATAGTCACCGAAAGCACTACCATGTGACACCTTGAGTAGTTCAGACTTGTAGCGTTCCACCTTCCTTGCTTGTAACACATCGAGCTGCTTGGACACTGTCTCCATCCAAGCCTCTGTTGCATTTCTGGGCCATGAGTCCCTTGGTTCCGGAGTGTTGCGCACCGTAGGCGGAGGGTCGGTCTGACAGTCCCATAGTGGGTGTTTGTAACCTGGGCTCCGATAGCTCCACCATTCCAATTCTATGTACTTGTCATCGCGCGGCAATCGCATCCCAACATCTAGGTATGCGCATGCGAGGTGGAAGGCGGCCACATAAGGCAGACCACGAGCGTGAGCCTCCCACCATGAATCAGACATGGATGGTACCATGTTATCATACCATGAGGCAGATGGCACATACCAGTTGCCACTTGCTAATGTCATCAATATTGCTGCAAGCGGACGTTGCAGGTCCGAGTTGGGATATTGCATTACCTGCAGAAACTCTGCGTGTTTAGCCCCAGCCAGTTGTTTTCTTGGATTGACTTGATGACCCTCCATAGGTAGGATATTGCCATAAACTATGGCTGACACAAGATCTTGCCACACTATATGCTCGTCATCACCTGCCAAACTAGCATCCTCGCTTGAAGTCATTACACATGAATAACCAAGAGCTTGAGCATCAGCCACAGCCACTCTTATGTCACAATAGTGTTTGTCACAGTGATCACGCATAGTGTTACGGTGTCCAGAAAACAATCC